TGGTCGATCCCCGCGACGCGCGCCTCCGAGAACCGGGCCGAGTTCGCCGCCGACGTGACCTCGGTGCGCGCAATGCGCTGCGCCCGCTCCGGGATCCGGTCTTGCAGGATCCGCAGCTCAGAGTTCAGGTCCTCGAGCGTGCTCTGGATCGCAAGCCCAAGGCCAGACGGGTCAAGCGGACCAGGCGCCAGGAGCACGCGCGCGATCGTCTCCGTGACCGCGTCGGCGAGGCGCGACAGCACGCCCTCGGCGAGCTTCACCCGCTTGGTCGCTACGAACGCCGCAAGCTCCGCAGAACCCGGGCCGATCGACACCGAGGCCAGCGACAGTTCCGCAGCCAGGTCCGCAGCGGCAGCCAGGTAGACCTGCTCCACGACCGGCAGGACCTTGGACGTGAAGTCGTCCACGAAGCCCTCGATCTTCGGCAGCTGCGCCTGGATCGCGGCCAGGAGCAGCGGGTCGATATCGGGCGGCGGCGCCTTGGTGCGCCACGACGGCGCGGCCGACATTTGCACCACCGGCTCCTTGCCTTCGGCAATGTCCTTGAGCCGGCGGCGGACGGCAAGCACGTAGTCCTCGAGCACGCGCCCGCTGCGCTTCGCCACCTTGGCGTCGGCGCTCTGGAGCCGCTCGTCGAACTTGCGCTGATAGGCCCGCCGCTCGGGCTCCGACTCGAGCCCGCGGCGCTCGGCGGCGTGGATCGCCCGCTCGCTGCCCTGCGGCGGCGCAGGCTCGTCCTGCTGCGCCGGGGCCCCGGGCGGGACGCCTGGCAGGGCCCCGCCCAAGTCGAGCGGCTCCGGCTCGTCGAAGTCTTCGTCGGTGAGCGGGTTGATCTCCCACTCGGCCAGCTCGGCCGCCTTGTTGAAGGTCACGCCGAGGGCGCAGAGCTTCGACACGATCTCGACCTTGGCCCCGAGGTCCGCACGCAGGGCAGGCACGCGCGACAGGTCCCAGCTCGCCCCATAGCCGCTCTCGGCGCCGCGCAGGCGGCCAAGGAACCCGTCCTCGAACTCGCCGGCCACGTACTCGAGATGCGGGGCCATCGTGTCTTCCCAGAAGACCTTCTTAGCCTCGTGGGCGCTGGCGTAATTGAGCCCCTCGGTCAGCCCGAGCAGCGGGCGCGTCACGCCGAAGATCGCCATGATCCCGTTGAGGCCCCACTCGCGGACCTGCTGGTGCGCCATGTCGGTCGGCGAGAAGGCCACGTTCTCCGGGCGCACGCCGTTAGCAAGCAGCAGCGGCTTGCCAGCGTTGGAGCTCGACAGCCGCGTGCTGATGCTCTGGTTCGCCTGCTGCGCCTGCTTGTCCGTCAGGTTCGCGTCGGTCGAGAAGACCAGCGACGGCAGGCCGTAGTTCTGCGCCAGCGCCTCGTCGAAGCGCTCCGCGCTGAACTCCTTGGCAGCAAGCCGCATCGCCGCCTGCGCCGGCCCGAAGCCACGCAGCGGCGAGTAAGGGTCCGGCAGGCGCAGGTGCCACACCGACTCCGCGGGCCAGGTCATGGCCGCGTTCCCGACGCCGTAGCTCCAGGACACAATGCGACTCGTGTTCGCGTCCACGTAGGGCGAGGCGCGCGTGCCGGGGATGCATAGGATCTCCTCGGGCATCTCCCCGCGCCCCACCGGCTCGTAGCGGTTGAGCTGCGGGTTCAGCTTGCTGAGCAGCCAAAGCACCTCGCCGTCGAGGTCGAGGTAGAGCGAGGTCAGCATCCACAGGTGCCGCTCGCTGATCCCCGGGTAGGGCTTGCGCAGCACCTCGAAGACCGGGCTCGAAGTGACCTCAGCCGCGTCGTCCTGCCGGTTGCGCCAGAGCTGGAGCTTGGTTTGCGCCCAGGCCCGGGCGCGCACCATCGCGCAGGCGTAGATCATCCAGCTCTGCGCGAAGGGAAGCGTGATCGCCTCGTCGCCACCCCCCTGGGCTTGCAGGTACTTGATGACCTGGCTCAGGTCGCCCGAAAACGCCGTGTAGGCACGCTCTACCACGGACCCCCCGCCGTCGCGGCGGAAAGGCTCCTGGGTAGACGTGCGGGCGGCCCCTAGCGGGGCCTTGGAGGTCACGGCGAGCCCATTGGCGGGCTCGATTGTAGCACAGCGACGATGCTCCCGGCGGCGCAAGGCGGGGCCAGGGCCCGACTTGGGAACGCTGTAGATATTTTCCCGGGATTATTATTGACCCGGGTGTCCCGGCCGTGCGAAGGTACTCCCATCGCGGTTGACGCCGCGGCCTGACCCCGAGCCCCACCCAAGCCATGACCACCTCCACCACCAAGTCCGGCCTGCGCCGATGCGCGCGCCGGATCGCCGCCCTCCATGTCGCGCTCGGCCACGCCGGCCGCCCCGAGACACGCCAGCGCATCGCACGAGCCCTCGCCGTCCAGGAGCAGCTTCAGGCGCTCCACCGTGCCAGCAAGATCCTCGGGGGTGCGCAGTGACGGCGCCCCCCAAGCGCCGCCCCGGCCGGCCCAAAGCCGCCGGCGGCCCCAGGGTCGAGGTGCGCGTGCGCCTCCTCCCCGAGCTAATCGCTCACCTCGACGCCTGGGCGGCCTTGGCCGCCCCGCAGGCTGGCAGCATACGAGCACGTCTTGAGGCGGCCCTGCGGGCCCTGCCTCGTTCGTGATTCTGGCCGAATCGGGGGCGGGTTCGGCCAATCTGCCGAACGCCCGACCTACCAGACCAGCACCCGCCCGGCCCGCAGGTACATGGCTACATACCGGGTCTCGTCCATCGCGTGGTCGTGCGCCTTGACCGGCTCGTCCACCTTCTGGCCGTCCCGGTTCTTCCTCCACTCGTAGGACTCGATTTCCCGCAGCCAGTGCTCACAGGACGGGTCCACCGTCAGCCGGGGGCGCCCGTCGCCGGCCAGGGCCAGCCGCTGCTGCACCACCTGGATCCCGTCCCACACGTCGTTCTCCGCCTCGACCACGGGCAGGCCCGCGTTGATCAGCTCGGCCCGCAGCTCCGCCGCCGCCGGGTCCACGATCACAGCCTCCGCCTCGGCCGCCCCCATCGCCCGCAGCACCTCGGCCTTGCGGCGGTTGAGCATCCCGGACTCGTAGTGCTCCTGGATCCGGTGCATCCGGCCATCGTGGTCCACCCCCCACTTCCCGATCGCGCAGGGGTTGGTGTAGCCGTCGTCGAGGCCGAAGACGATCCGGTCCCAGTCCTCGTTGCGGCGCTGGATCCCGTGCTCGCGGTCCCACATGTCGTAGACCAGGCCCTCGGCTCCAGCCCAGATCCCGAGCACGTAGCGCTTGCGCGCCACCCCCTGGAGCGTCTCCAGGTCGCGGACGTAGGCCTTGGGCAGGTACCAGTTCTCGAGCGCGTTGGTCGAGATCGCCTCGCAGTTCTCGGCCGCCTGGTGGCCCTGGGCCAAGCCAAACCGGGCCGCGGCCCAGTGCGTCGGCGGGCCCGGGTTGCATGCGCCGTAGATCTGGTTCGGCAGCCCAGGGATCGAGAGGCGGATACGACCCCGGAGCCAGGTGTAGTCCTCCTCCGAGAGCTGGACCAGCTCGTCCACAGCGGCCCCGGAGAGGTTGTAGGAGCCGATCGACTCCGGGTCGTCGAAGCCGAGGTACACGATCTCGCCCCCCCCGTGGATCTTGATCGTGCGGTCGGTCTTGTTCCAGGCGAAGCTGCCCTTCGGCAGGACCGGCGGCAGGCCGCCCTCGGGCTCGAGGAGCGTCTTCAGCGTGGTTGCCTTGAGGCTGCTGAGCTGCTTCCTCACCACAGCCTCCCGGGCCCCGGGCACGCTCGCCCGCATTGCCAGCTTGTAGCACAGGGCGCGAGTCTTCCCGGCGCCGAAGGCGCCCGAGTAGAGCAGCTCCCGCGTGCTAGAGCGGACGAAGCGGTACTGCTTAGGCAGCAGGCGGATCGTGCGGTCCATCCGCCATCTCCTCGGCCGGCGGCTGGGCCTCCGCGAACTCGAACCGCAGCGCCGGCGCGTCCGCAGCGCCGCCGATGTGCACGGTCTTGGCCAACGGGCCGTCCACGCGGTCAAGCACCGTCGGCAGCGGGCGCTGCTTGCCCATCGCAGCCTTCGCCATCGTGATCAGCGCCAGCAGGTCCTTGATCTTCGTGCTCTTCGGCACACCCCACTGCTCCGCCTTCGCCGTGAAGTAGGCGTAGGCGCTGCACGGCCGCTCGACCAGCTCAACCATGGCCGACGAGATCGGCCGCAGGTGCTTGTTCTCGGGCTGCTGAGCCATCAGGCGACCTCGACCCCGGCCGGTAAGACCCCCCGAGGCAAAGTCCCCGGGGGGTGCGAGTTGCCGCCAGCATGGCTTCCCGCTTGCCCAGACTGCTCGAGCAGGCGGACGAAGTCCGCAAGGCTCAGCATGATCAGCCAGTCCCCGCGGTTCTCCCGCATCGCAACCACGGGGAACGTGCGGCCAGTCTTCGCCGCGTCGCGCACGGCCTGGTCGTAGTAGCGCGCGGCGCCGATCCGAGCGACCCGCTTGCACTCTAGGTGCAGGCCAGGCACATCGGTTAGCACGTCCGCCGCCCCGTCCTCCGCGTTGCCCTGGCGCTGCGCTGTGCGGCGGGCGCTGCGGCCCAGCTCGCTCAGGCGGTTCGCCAGTTCGCGCTCGCCCTCGGCGCCCTTGCGGCGGCTGTTGATCTTGCGCGGGCGCACGGGCTTCTTGGTGCGCTTCACAGGCGCGCCTCCTGCCGGGCTCGCCACAGCGTTGCACGGTCGCGCTGGATCTGCGCCTCCTGCTCAAGGGCAGCAACGCGGCGGCGGACCTCGCTGAACCACACCAGCAGCACGGCGTGGATGGCGACGATCACCAGGAGGGAGGCAAGTTGCAGCAGGCTCATAGGTCCGACAGCTCCAACAGAAGCGCCTTCCGCTGCCGCCCCACCCAGACGACGATGCTGGCCAGTGACGGCGAGAGGTCAGGCAGCAGCGCCTGCAACCGGCGCGAAAACTCCATCTGGCTCACGACAGGCTTCCCGGTCTTCTCGGCGATCACGTACTCCCGGACCAGCCGCAGCATGGTCGGATCGTGGCGCCAGGGCGCCTTCTCCCGCGAGCGCCGGCCAGGGCCCGGCTCCCCAGGGCGCCGCTCCCACAGCGCGCGCGCCAGCTCCTGCTCCGAGTCTTGTCTGGTCGTGGGGTCCACAGGGTGGG